AAAGTTTTGTTGCATCTCAACTTTATCTTTAAAAGTCTCCTTTTTCAACTCAAGGGTTCGAATTTCATCCCTAGTTTGGCGAATCTTTTCTTTAATGATGGCATTCATAGAAGAAAAGATCTTAATATCCAGAAGATCTTCAATGACTTCGCGGCGATGAGCTGCAGGAAGTTGCATAAAGGGAACAAAAGTGCTTGAACCTAGAATGACAATCTGAGTAAAAGACTTATAGTTCATCTTAAGAACAGTTTGTTCTAACCATTTCTGCTGATCCAAAGCAGCTGATGATTGATCCAAAAGAGAATCGTTTCGATAGATTTCAAACACTGTTGGTTTAATACCACGAACTACTTTCCAATTTGTATTGCCAATTGAAAACTGAACTTCGACTCTACAGTCTTTCTCATTGACGCTATTGACAAGTTGTGGTTTGTTAATCTTGCGGAAAGGTTTACCAAATAATGAAAAGGTGAGTGCATCCAAAATGGTAGATTTTCCAGCACCATTTGTCCCAACAATCAATGTTGTTGTATTTTTTTGAAAATCTACTTCAATTGGTTGGTTGCCAGTTGATAGAAAATTTTTCCAAGAAATTTTTTCAAATAAAATCATTATCGGCGGGGGGAATCACAAGATCATCTTTAGTAATTATAGTATATTGATAATTACGCATTTCACATGTTCCAATCATCAACTCATCTTCAATTTCAATCACATGCATTTCGGGGAATCCATCTTCTTCTAACATAATAGCAAATCGAGTAGCATCATCTTCTTCCTCAAAAAGATAGAGAATTTGATCTCCATCTTCATTTTGAACCGCATATGCTCCTTCCGATTCCCTACCTTCAAGTGTTAGAATATACATTTACACCATCTCACATGCTTCCTGATAAACATCTTGAATGATTTTTTGAATCATGGACTTATCCATTTCCACTTCTGCTTCTTCTATATATCGATTCAGAATGGATAGAGTATCTTCATTTTCAAAAGCTTCAAACTCTTCCGATTCTTGAATCTGGAAGTTTTCAACAATCTTTAATTCAAAAACATTTGAGTTGTAAAGTTTATCTACAAATTTTTCAAATTGTTTAGGGTTGCTTTTTTTACGAACAATTACTTTAACAATTTTACTCTCAAAATTTCTACTATCAAATGTTTGATAATTAGTATCCTCATAATAAATGTTGCAAAACATAGTGTATGGATTATTGACTGGAGTGTGCTTTAGTGTTTCGGTGTCGAAGATATGAAATCCACGAGTATCATTCACATCATTCCAAAACATTTCATAAGGATTTCCTAAGTAGAAAATTTTTTCGTTGTTTGAACGAGTATGATAATGCCCAGAATAAACAAGATCAAATTTATCAAAAATGCCAATATCAAAACCATCTTCCATTACATGGCCACGATGAGCACGAAAACCATTTAGTTCTAAATGGCCCATAGCACACTTACAGGAAGTTTTTTGAATGAGATCGAAAGTATTTTTTTCGTTTTCTTGGTTAATCCAAGGAATGAAAAGAACTTTAAGTTTATCAAATTTAACTTCAGTTGCTTTTGAATAAACTTTTACATTTGCATATTCTCGTAGCAAAAGATCCACAGCATTTACATCATTTGTATTTTTGTAATATGCAGTGTGATTTCCAACAATTGTATGAACTGTAACTCCCATTTCTTGAAGTCTGTCATAATAATTGTTTTTAGCCCATGCAAGAGCAGAGAAATCAATTCCTTTACGACTATCAAAAGTATCTCCCATATCTACAACAGTAGTAATCCCATGCTCTTCGAGTGTTGGGAAAAATACATTATTATAAAATTTTAGAAAATAATCATGAAAGTGTTTTGAATTTTTTCTTGCTCCGAAATGCTGATCTGTAATGATTGCAATTTTCATCAATACCTAAGTTTGCTATGAATCGCATCTTTGATGCTATTATAGTCGGAATAGTTTGATCCGTCAACCGAGCCGTCTTCAAAAACTTGATCAAATCCAGTTCTTTCAAGAATTTTATTTTTGATTTCTAGTTGCTTTTTTTCTTTCTGAATGCGTCTCAGAAATGCGTAATGAATAATCTGAGTAAAGTAAGCAAAAGGATTCTGAGATTTCTCTGGATTAAAATTATGAATGTACTGAACACAATTTTCAATGCCATCACAAATCATATCATCCTTAAACATGTAATTGACAAAGTTTGGTTTAAAGGATAAATGAGTTGCAATCTTTAGAAAACACTCACCAATATATCGCGGAATCTGTGGTTGTGGTTTTCCTTGAATCTTTGCAATTTCTCTATCTTCCTTATATCTAATAAGTGCTGCAAGAAACTCTTTGTTATTGACGTAATGTTCTGACCTTTTCCTTTTAGTCATTACTGCTGTAGTTATCATAAGTCATTCTAATTTAATATGTAGGTATTATAACATCTTTAGAAAGCCTTGACAAGTATTTAAATTATCAGTAGAATACCTTTGTCTGGTTTGAAGATCAGGCTTAGCTACTCTTAAAGATCTTCTCTAAGATTTCTTTAGCATCATTGATATTTGCAATGTAACCCATCTTTCGACTGATCTGTGGTTGACTGCCTTTGATCTTTTGATATTGACGAACATAAGATTGGTACATGGAGATCATTTCAATATCAGATGATTCAGACATAGTGAGGATATCATCCATGTTCAGAATGAACATGTCTTCAGAAGTTGTTTTAAGCCATGGTTCTAACTTATAACCATAGATTCCCATTCTTGTTTTAACTTCACTTATTGTAGCAGGATAAGATAATAAGAGAATTGTTTTATCTTCAAGTTCTTCAGCAGATACTTTAGCAAAGATTTCCTCTCCTGTTTTTAATTTGAGTGTTGCATAAAAATCTTCTTCCATCATTGCTTTAATTGAATAGTAATTATTTCATAATTAAAATTTTCTTCGTTATAAATTTTAATTCTTTCGATCAGGTGATTGAGAGTATAGTTTTTTCTTGACTTATAAGTGCAGTCATCGGAAATATCATAAAGAATTGCTTTGGTTTTATTTTTTCCCTTTCTTAAAACTCTTCCGATACTTTGTAAATTTCGAATTCTTGATTTGCTTGGTGAAGCAAAAATAACATTGTGTAAATTTTTAATATTGATGCCAGTGCTGAAAGTTCCGTAAGATGCGACGATTACTGCGTTATTTTCTTTTTCAGTAATTTCTCTTACAAGTTCTCTTTCTTCCGCATCCACTCCACCATGAACAAAAAATACTTTACGATCATCTCGCTTATGTATATTTATCAGATTGAATAAAGGTTCTCCATGTGTGGCAACCCGACTATAAAGAACTAATGTATTTCCTTTGAGATCTAAAGTTAAATTGGTAATAAACTTATTTCTTTTTTCATGAGAGATAAGATATTGAATCTCATCCTCATAAGTTTCAAATCTTTGTGGGAGATGTTTAAGAACGATGCAATTAATATCTAATGTTGACAGATGACCTTGTTCCATTAATTCTGCAGTCTTAGTGACTTTGTAAGATGGCCCAAATAAACCTTCAAGAACCCATTTGTGCGTTTGTGTTCCGTCAAGAGTTCCAGTAAATCCAAAACGATATTTTGCATGATGCAGTTTTGTCATGATGGATATGAGAGACTTACTCTTGAAAAGATGTGCCTCATCGCCTATAATGACACTATAATTTTCAAAGAAAGATCGTTCCAATTTATAAACTGATTGCCACGTTGTAATCGTAACGGAATGTTCATTTGTTTTTTCTCTGCCCGAATAGATACGGTGACAATATGACTCAACATCCCAACCATAATCCCGAAAATCCTTGTACATCTGCTCAACAAGAGATGTCGTCGGAACAACTAGAAGAATTTTTTCGCCTCTATCCACATAATATCTCACGAGGGCGTAAATCATCAGACTTTTTCCTGACGCAGTGGGACTTATCAACAACTTTCGGTTATGCCGTAGAGCATCATATACTCCCTCTATTTGATACTGTCGTGGAGAATGAGTGCAAATAGAAGTCATATAATCTTTTACACCTTCATATGAAATATTTTCATTGACTTCAAAGGGGAGGCCGTAAAATTTATTATCTTCGAACTTATATGTATATCCGTATTGGTCACAGAAACTAACGATCTTATCTAAAAGACCGACATAGATTTGTTTGCTTCTTGTGTCAAATAAATGTATTTCTCCGTTCCAATTTCTACCTCTATATTGAGGCATGAACTTTGCATTTGGAACTTCAAATTTGAAATGATCTCTCAGTTCATATTCAATATGAGGTTCTGTTCGTATCTTAAGAAAAACTTCATTTGACTTACTAATAATCAAGTTTGTATTATCAACCATAACCTGCCTGGAATTTTACAAATTCAATTGCATTCTTAATCTGATAAGTTCGATTTTGAATTACTTTAAGAATGCTCTCTAAGTAATTTAGCATAGTTTCATAGTAGTCAATTTTGAGATTGACATTCGACAATTTTTCATCCGCATCCAAATATTTTTGCATCGTATCCTTATCCCTAATTTTTTTGGGAAATGGATTCTCTACATAGACATCTGGATCTGCTTTTCCAGCATAATATTCATATCTTTCGTGGCGAATATTTCTTTTTTGCTGCTCTGCTTTTTTCTTAAGAAGAACTAAATTATTATAAAGATCAAAGTATTTTGCATGTAGTGCTGGAATGTTTAAAGATTCTGTATGAAGATTATCAATATCAATCTTGGAATCTTTTTCCCACATACTCTGAATCATATCAAGATCAATATTCATAAGGGATCGCCATCCAAATCAACTATATTGTAGATAGTATACTTGAAAGATACGTCTGCTGTAAAGTATTGAACATCAGTATCAGTTGCATTAAACTCAAGTGTGGATAATGAATACGGCCACAAATCTTTGAATTTAATTTTGAAATTTGCATTGTTGTTGCTCGTCAATACCATCAAAGTTCCATCTGAATAGATGTTCATCAACTTTGATTGTAAGGTATTGACTTTTGATTGTTGGTTTTGTAAGTCATAAATTTCTTGTAAATCTTCTGGATATCCAAGACCCCTCATCCAGTTTTGAATTTCCATATAATTTTCAAGATTTTCATCTACAAGAAATCGAAGAATAAAATCATCAAAAACAATTTTATCTCCAGGAGTATCAATATCCTTAAGATAAGATGGTTGAATTGCTATGCCAAGAGTCATTCCTGGAATGTTAGCCAAATTGCTCAAGAAAGCAACTTTTGGTGCTCTATTCAACATAAATTTAAAACCAATCGGAGACAGAAAGTTTCGATTCTGTATCTGATTACTAAATGCGTTACCGACTGCCATCTTTTTCTAATTATTTAGATAAAAAAAGAGGGTCTCGAAAGACCCTCTTTGAAAATGTGAATTTAACTCACATCAGATTTTTAACGGCAACGCGACGATAGTAGCGGTTGCTGTTAACTTTAAGACGACCCAGACCTTGATCAGTACCTTCTGCAAATGGGTTTGCAACGATACCGTAACGGGTCTTAAAGCCGATCTTGGGCTGGAAGGAATTTTCACCAACGGCACGAACCATTTGGAGAGGAACATATGGGCAATAGAAGAGACCAGCATCATAAGGGGAAGAACCCTTATAACCAACAACGTAGTATTGGTTGCTGCCCTGTGCCAGACCGCTGTTGTCAGCAGCCAGGTTTGCCGAATAAGGATCGATATATACGCGATACTTACCTTGGATTGTACCAGCAAAGGTGTTGCCGGTGTCATCAACGTTCAGATTAGCGTTGAGTGCGGGGGTGTAATCAAGAACACCAGCCATGGTCAGTGCTGAAGCAACGTCAGCAGAGCACATGATAATGTTACCCTTGCCGCGACGAGTTCTCTGAGCAATTCTGTTTGCATCTCTTTCGATTTGGAACAGAAGACCCTTGAACTTCTCAACAGACCAACGACCATTGGAGTCGATGTCGAGGTCGAATACACCAGCGGTAGCAGTGTTTTCTACAGCACCCTGTTCAGCAATCTTGTAGATTGTTCTGATAACTTCACGGTTGATTTCAGCAAGGATCTCGGTTGAGAGAATGTTTGCCAGTTCCGCTTCAGCATTCAGACCATGAATTGCCTTGAGGTCTTGTGCGAGTTCTAATGAGTACTCAGCCTTCAGAGCGCGTGACTTTGCAGTAACGGTGACTTTCTCAATCGAGAATGCCATCTGGTTGAAAGCATTGCTTCCAGTTCCATCCAGATTTTCTGCATCACCAGTTGGCATACCTGAACCAACGTTATATGCCGTTGAGGTTGCACTACCAACAGGGTTGAGGATCGCTGGGTTGGTGCCACTCTGAGCAGTAGTACCGACACCGGCGGCGGCATCAGCGAAACCACCGGTAACATCCAGACCAGCATCTTGACCAGAGAAGGTGGTATCTACTTCATTGTAGAATGCTTGCGTTCCGCTTTGGTTGTTGTAGCGAGAGCGCATTGCAAAAATGAGTCCAGTAGGACCATTCATTGGTTGAACGCCAGCCAGGTCATAAGCGACCAGATTTGGCATTGAACGACGAATCAATGAGATCAGAACTGGGTCGAAACCAGCAGTAGGACCAGCAGCAGCTGAACCAGCGGTGAAACCACCAGTGCCAGTAGCGTTGGTTGGTGCTTCCATCAGGCTCATGCCTGTTGAGAATGCAGCTTCCTCGCGGAGGAATTTTTCTTGGTTTTCCAGCAGGACAGCGGTTACCGCTCTACGATGGGAATCTTTGATTTGATCAAGACCCTCATAGTTGAGGAGTGGGGCCCACTTTTCCTGCAGATGTTCTGCGTGGAACATTTGCGTTTACCTTTTGTGAATGTTTACGTTTGATTTAATCTTAAATTCAGTTTTTGGCTACTGCCTGAAGGGTTCTGAGATATGCAGCCATCGTGCCTGAGACTTGCTCAGGTGATTGATCTACACCCTCGGAAAGAGTTTCAGTGTGTGCCTTTGGAGACTTACCTGCTGGGAAATATGATTCTCTCAGCATCTCCAGTTTTTCACGATATTCTTCCTCACTTTCAAACTCAACACTTTCGGAAAGTGAAGCGAGCTTCTCTTTCTGAGTAGCAGCAAGGCCCTCAGAAACTTGATCTAAGATCCCATCGGCAACCGACTCTGCGAGACGCTTGTTAAGGGAAATATTTTTCTCAATTTGCTCGTTGAGTTTTGTCTCCATTTCATCAAGTTTGTCTACCATGCTCTCGATAACATCATACTTATCTTCAGGAATTGTTACATAATGTTCTTCAAAAAGTCCCTTCATACCTGAAAGGAATGATTCAGTAAGTTCGGTCTTAAGACCATGTTCGATAGCGAGTTCATTTTCGGTGAACCACTCTTCGGAAACATATTCAAGATAAGAATCAACACGCTTAGCGAGTGCTTCTTTGATTTCTTGAATTTCTTCCATCATTTGCTGCTCATACTCAGCAGTAACTGCTTCTCTGATTTGAACCACTTTGGACTTCAGAGCAGCCTCAAAGATGACTTTTGCTTTTTCTTTAAATGACTCAGAAAGTTCTTCGCCACCAAGAAGAGCATTAACGTCATCTTCAATTTGGAAGGACCCTTCCA